CAATTAAGAAATCTTTCCATTTCTTTTAATTGTTTATTGATATTAGATATACCTCTACCTATTTTAGCTTGTGCAGTTGATTCTTCATTTTTTAAATCCAACCAACGATTTTCACTCACTACACTATATCCGGTTAAATCCGCTTGCTTCTTGCCTTTTTTCTTTTCGTTTTCAGGTTTACCAAATGCGGCTGGTGAGTCGTATCCTTGTACATTTCCAGTTACATTCATCTCATCGACCATCTTTTCTCTTACCAGTTGACGAATTTTTTCTTTAAGTTGTTTGATTTGTTCATCTTTTTTATCAGGTAATCCTTTATGAGAAGTGGATGCAAAATCTTTAGCATCTTTGTCAGACATTGAGTCTGCTGCTTTTTCAACTTCCGGAGATGGATTTTCCATATCACCTTTTTGAGCGGCATGAACCATACCCATAAATCTTTGTTGTGCTTTAGATACTGCTGGCATTTTTATAATATTAAGCTAATACATAAACAGAACCACCATTGGTTACTGAAATACTTTTTACATAGCAAGGAAAGGGTTCTCCTGCCGTTAAATGTGCTAATGAAATGGTTGTATTACCTTCCAAAGTAATTGTACCAGTCACACCACTCACAGGTAACACACCCCACACTCTATCTATTAATGCGGCAGAACCAGATGTTACCAATTTTGCGTTAAATGCTCTATAATTTACACTCATAATTTTATTTTTTAATCGATTCTTTTAATTCACTTAATAATTCATAAGTCATCATCATTGCTGATAAATGTTGTTCTTTAATTTTTTTTACAGATTTAATTTTTCTAACATTTGAAATTGTTTCTGCTAATTTAATTTTAGTAACTTTATCAGAAATTTTAGAACCAACTTCTTTTAATGAATCCACTAATTTAGTTACTTCTTCATTAACATATTCATTCAATTTACCTGTGTTATTGATGTTGTTAATATATTCTCTCAATAACCCTTTCTGGTCTTCGGTTAAGTTTTTGTATTTACTATTAAAAGATTCTACTAATAATTTGTATGATACTGCTCTTAAATCATCATCTTGTTTTCTATATTCTTCTAAAACTGCGTCTTTTACTTTTGCCTCTTTATTTTGAATAGATGAATTGATAATGTTTTCTGCAATAGTAAAACGAGATGATACTACATCGGTTGGGTCAAATGATTCTTCGGATGTAACGGTTTCAAATATTTTATAAATAGATGCAAGAGTTTTATAGTTTGATATTGGAGATTTAATAAACTCATCTAAATTATAAGTTTCCTTAATTTCTTTAATAAGATTATACTTTTCTTTTGTAAGTTTTTTCTCATCAATTTTTTTACGAGCTTCTAATATTGTATTGATAAATTGTTCAGCCTTTGATTCCGAATTATATTTTTCGTTTATCAGATATTGATATAATTTCAATTCTTTAGATAATTCTTTTTTAGAATTAAAATGTTCTTTTAAAATTTTTTCTGCAATTGATTTATTAGCAGACATGATTTCCGAAGTAATTTGTCTTACTAATAATTCAAATATAAACCCAGTATTTTTAAACTTCGAATGTTTTATTTTTTTCATCAATTTGTCTGATTTGTCAGATATAAATATGTTTTTATATTACTTTATTACTCTTTTGTTAAATCTTCGGTTAAAATAGTTTTTTTATTACCATCCATATCTTTAAATATCTCTTGATAATTGTTTCTTGGTTTGTATTTTACTGAACCTTCTTTTGCTTTAAGTGTCTTTATTCCTAATGGGTCTCTACCTTCAGGATGGTCATCTTTACCATATCTAACAGGGTCTTTTGGTCTACCTATATTACCATCTTCTTCTAATTCTGTTTTCAATTTAGTTAATTCTTCCTCTACATTGGTAGGGCCTTCGGTTCCTGTTTCTTTCGCAGGGTCAACACCTTGTGTTTCAATTGATGTTAATCTAAATGCCTGTTTTGTATCATCTAATACTGCAAGTGTTAATTCATCTTGCTCATCTTTGGCCATTTTCATTACCGTCTCATACATCCATTCTTTGGAGAACATTTTAGTTTGTTGCATTTGTTGAATCAATGCTACTTTTGAAGTATATAGTTCAACTTGCTCTTGCTCATAGATTTTAGATGGAATGGTTAATTCTAATGTAAAATTAGTCAAACTATCATCATCTATACCCTGTGCATATAAGTGAACAATTGCAATTTTAGTTAATTCCGAAATTAAAACTCTTTGAACTCTTTCAATTGTTTTTGCAAATCTAACATCCATTGATGCAAGAGTCGCTTTACCATTTGTTTCTTCTTCATAACCTAAAAATGCTTTTGGAATCTTTAGAGCTGACATTAACTTACCTTTTAGATAGTTAATATCATCAATCATATTATATTCCAATCCTTTTAGTGTATCGATAGATGTTCCATTATCATTACCTCTTACAGGCATATAATAATCTTCGATTAAGTTTTGAACATTATATTTTAAGTTATACTCACCAGTTCTTTCGTCAACAAATGGAACTTTTTTAGATGAATTAATAATTTTTTGCATGTAGTTATCCACTTCGTTTGGTGGTATATTACCTACATCAATTTTAAAGATTCTTTTTTCAGGAGCTCTCATTACTCTATGAATCAACATAGCATCTTCCATTAACATCAATTGTTTCCAAACTCTCCTTGCACCTTCAATCATAGATTTTCCGTAAGGTAAAAAATTTGAATCCGAATTTAAACGGAAATGGGCCATTTCATAATTTTCAAATTCTTTTTTTGCAGTTTGGCCGTATCCACCTAATGGATTTTGATATGGTGCGTATACAAACTTAACTCTTTGTGGGTTTTGTAAATCAAACCCCTCTACTCTACTCACCTCATAAGTAGATAGTGGCATCACATTAACGATACCAACATTTTCTGCCATTTCTAATTGTAAAAAGAAATCACCATATTTTACTAAGTTTCTTGTCCATGGCCATAAGTTAAATTCAACATTAAGAATATCATAAAATAGATTTTCTAATATTTGTTTAACATTATCATCGTCGTGATGTATCTTTAATACATTTCCTTGTTCGTTTCTAGCAGTACACTCATCCGCATATACATCCAATGCTGACGATAATATTGGGTCGGTGTCCATTGAATCATAATCTCTAAACAAATCAATTCTAACTTGCTGATAAGACATTGCTGATTCTACTTGTCCTGTACCATAGTTTGTTACCTTCATTTTCATAAAGCGGTCAACTAAATTTGTGGTCATATTTTGCCACTCATCTGTATCGACTACTTTTATACCATCGGAAGTTTTTCTAACTATGGTATTTGTTGAAAATAATTTTTGTAACCTACTAAATATTGATTTATCTGCCATTTTTATATAATTCTATTTTTCTAAATATACGGAAAATATTTGAGTTTACCAAATATTACCATTTCCTACAACTCCAATAGTTTGCTTTATGTCTTGGTCCTGGACTATCACAATTCATTCTTGCTCTAAAAGATTTTCTTGCTTTTGGATTTGATTTTCTTATTTTCATTCCTTTTTGGCCGAAGTTTACCTTAACAACATTACCTGCAGGATTCTTTACATATACTTTGAATTTCTTAACATCACCTTGCATTGGTTTACCTAGTTGTACTTCTCTACCTTGATATTCCGCTTCTCTTAAACATTGACAACCTTCGTTTAGATTTTTATCATATGTTCTCATAAAAGAAATAAAGTCTATCATATCCTCATCTTCCACATCATATTCTTCAGGTTCAACTAAACCATAATTTACATCATCATCACTATTTATATCTTCACTTATAGGAACACAATTTGGAACCATTTTACCATTTTTCATTTTACCACCAACTTGTTTATATCCTTCCCAACAAGCTTCGTTTACTACACCCTCCCCAAACATACCTACAAAATCACCTTGATATTTATTACCAGGTTTACCTGACATTGCGGTTACAAAATCTTTTCTAACTTTTTCTTTTCCTTTAGCTATAAAATTAAAAAGATTTTTAGCATTCAAATTAAAATCATCTATAAATTTTTGTACTATACTATCACGTGTACCCGTCAATCTAGCAATTTCTTTTGCTTCTTTACCTGTTACTTCGTTTACTACATTTTCACTACACTTTTTCCATCCGCCACCTTTAGATTTATAGTTTTTTGCTGCCCATCCGTTTGCGTATGCTGATGGGTATACATCAAATTTAGACTTAGCTGCAGATTTAGATGCAGACCA